CGATGCTCGCGAACCGTTGTGCGCCGGCAACTACTACTCCCATTAATTGAAGTAAAGTTTGGTCCGGTCCTTTAAAAGGTAATTGCATAAATTGATCTTTAATATTTCCACCAGGAACATCTACATCTCTAAATTCTCCAGGTTGTAAAGGTTGTGCATCATCTCTCATTCTAACACCTCTAGTTTTAAAACCAGCAGGTAGATTAGCTAAAGTTCCTGCGTCTAATAATTGTCTTAAGGCTACAGTTGCTGTTCTTGATAATCCACCAATCATGTGGATTAAACCTAAACCATAAAAGCCTAAACCAGGTAAAAATTTAAAGTGAACAAAATAATCTTTTTTCTTTTTCAAAGGATCTTGTTCGCCATAGTTTCTTCTTATGGCTAAAACTTTTGAGTTAGCTTCATCAATTGTAATTATGTAAGGTAACTTAATTCCAGTGGGCTCACCATCTTCAGGATTCACATCTTCGTGTCCTTCCAAATCTACATCAACATGCATTTCTAAAATAGTGAACATGTCTGCAGAACCATTCATTTGAATGCCTTCTAGTTCTCTTTCCTTTTCTTTTAATTTATCTTCTTGTACAGGAGGTTCTCCTAAATCTATATCTCTATAGAAACCATTAATTTGTTGTTTACGTAAATCATTTTGTGACATACGAATAACATGAATTACGGCTTCCGCATCTTCTAATGAGGTAGCAGAATACGGAACGACTAAATCTTCAGCCGGTATAAATTTAGATACTGCTCTACCTAATAAATCATCGTAGTAAACTTTTTTAAAAGTAGATCCAGATAGGGGTAAGTAAAATAACATTTGGTCAAATTCAGGTTCATACTCTTTCATCTGATCCATGATTTGATAATTCATAAAATCTTTAACTCTTTTAGATTGATCCTCTTTAGCAATACTAGTATCGCCCATAATTTGAGTTCTAACAGGACCATCCGCTGGTAATAATTCTTTATATGCTTGTGCTTGAAATTGAGTAACGGCTTCTGCAAGAACTGGGTGAGTAACACTAGATGCTCCTCTGAAGGGTTCTGTTTTAGTTACATATTTAAATCCTAAAAGATTTAAACCTTCTCTATAGCTATCTGCCCATTCTTGTCTTGATTGTTTATAATTTTCATATTTTTCCATTAGGTCTGATGCTAAAGGATCTAATACTTTGTCTTCTAAAAAATCTGCTAAATTTTCAAAGTGGTCTTCACCGCCTTCTGGATTAACTGATGAGGGATCAAAATTAACGGTTGCTCCACCATCGTCATTCATTTCAATTTCAGGTTCTCCGTCTTTTTGCCTTTCAACAATCTCTTGTTGTTCTTCAACAATTACTTCTTCACCTGGAATTTCAATTTCTGTTTTTGTATTGGGTAATGATTTATCTATTGTAGCCATACACTATTCTATACCTTCTCTGTTATTGATTCAACACCTTCTTCGATGGAAGTGTTATCAGGTGTTTGTTTCACTGTCAAACTTTCAATTACTTCGTTGAGCATTGTGGGATCTTGTTTTTTAGGTTCTTCAATTGGCATTGGATTTTCATCTGCCCAATTTAATAATTCTTCTTGAGTTACTTTTTCATCATTTGCAGTGTTTACAAATGCACCTATTATTTCGTTATATTTAATATCCATTGTATCCCATGATGCCACCATTTCTTGCTAGCTCACCAGTAGACCTAGTTCCAATTGTATCAATTGCTTTATCTATTTGTTGTTGTTCAAATGGATTTAACACATCATATTCTTTTCCATATAATTGTTTACCTACTGCATTTTGAGAATAGTTTCCTGCAACTATATTATTTCCTGGAAGTTCGCTATTTGTTAGGTTTGCTAATCTATGCTCTGCTGGGTAATAGGCTACTTCACCATTATTAAAATCATCATATAAAAGATCTGGGTTCATAATTCCTTCATTTCTTTGAAGACCATATTCAGTTCCCGTGTTATAGTTTGAGGGTGGTGGTAATGAATTATTATACGCATTAGACATTACTTCCATTGCTGCGGTGTTAGTTTGTTTTTGATTTGGTAAACCGGAATACATTCCATAGTCTTGTCCTATTGCATTTTGATTCATTTTTCCTGTAGTAGCAAATTCATCTATATTTATATTTCTGTTATCTCCAAATTCATTAATTTGATTTGCAGATATATCTCTGTTACCCCCAAATTCATCCATATTAATATTTCTATTATCACCAAACTCATCTATTTGATCTGAAGTTATAGTTCTACCATCCCCAAATTCATTAATTTGGTCTGAAGTTATAGTCTGACCATTTGCCATTGTTACTTTTGCTGTTGGTTTGTCTTGAGTTCTATTAAATTTATCTCTAATATCTAAATTATTAAAAGCTGCTGATCCACCTAAAGGTAAATTATTAAAGTCTTCAGATATACTAGTACTTGTGTCATTATATCTTTTTCCTAAACCAAAACGTTGTCCAAGGTTTTTTATTAAACTTCCAAACAGTCCACCACTTTTAATCATATTCATAATTCCACTTTGTCCTGTATTTCTATAGGATTGATTAGCATATTTATTAATAGGATTTTGTCTGTAAGCTTTTGCTCCTGCTATTTCACCAGGACTTAAAAAAGTATTACTATCAAAAAAACCAGGGTTAACTCTTTGACCTGCTCCAGCATTTATTGCAGCATTTCTAAAATCTTGTTGTAGTTGTGGAGACATCCCTGCAGCTCTAAAATCTGCTCTATCTCTTTCAGTATTACCACCTGTTTCAGCAGCGCTTGCTGTTGCACCAGAAACGTTTTGACCAGAATCTGTTGATCCCCAACCATTTAAACTCATCACGCCTTCAGGACCCCTATTGACAGATCCATTTAATGATTTGTGTAAATCTTTTTTAATTAATAAATCTTTTTCTTTTTGTGTAATATAAGCTAATTCTGTTGAAGGATGGTCTTCTGCCGATTGCCATTTTTGTGGAACGGTTACCATCTTTTGTTCACCTAAATGATTCTGTACTCCACCTTGCATTTCAAAATTCTTTTTAGATTGCATCATAGAGCCTACTCCACCACCGTTAGCATATCCTGTCATACCACCGTCAGCTTTTTTTGTCCATTTTTTATAACCTTGCCATTTTTTAGAAGCATCATAGTTTGGATCATTACCTTGTCTAATTTTTCCTGCATCTCGAAGACCTCTTTTTACATTACCTGTTATACTTACAGCGGGTCCTGTAGCATTTGGATCTGAAAAGTTTCCGCTTCCTCCACGTCCTCTACGAACTTCATCAAGAACTATTTCTTTTTTAGAACGAGAATCCACTTCAACTTCTTCGGTAACTTCTTCACCATCATCTGCATCATTATTAAAAAGGGATGCCAGACCTTGTTCGGGCATTATCATTGCGAAAATTTTTTCAGCTTGTTCTGGATTATCTTCTATGTAGTCTTCAACTTTATTTGAAAGAGCTTTTGCACCTATAGCTGTTGAGACGGTACCTATTGCTATTCCTGCAAGTTCTGCGAAGGGAAGTAAGATTGAAAGTGCTATGGGCATATTTTTGTCCTTTAATAATAAGTTCTGTTATGTGGTATTGAAACTTCATCTTTTTCATCTTCAGGGTGACCTATAAAACCACCTTGTCGAAATCGCATTACCGCTTGTGTTGTGCTATCCACCAAATCATCATGATCTCCATAAGGAAATGATGCACACTCTTCAATCACCTCATCAGCGAATTTTTCATCAGGCGCCCAAATCTGTCCACTCTCAAAGAGAGGAGACACAGCGTTTACCCTAGCATGTTTATCATTACCTTTACTAGGAGTGAAGTTTATAACAGGTATCCCCATCTTTCGCAACTCATAAGTTAGTGGTAATCCAGATGCTTTAGCCTCAATGATAACCGTTTCAGGTTTCCAATAGTCATATTGTTCCTTGGCTTTTTTACGGAGTTCTGGAAATTCGAGTCTTTCCTTCACGGCATCCAATAAGATTAAATTTGGAGGAGCGTCTGGATTTTCATGAAATACACCCCAAGTTGTAATAGCAGAGTAATCGGCAGATTCTTTTTTTAGAAATGCAGTATCATAACTTTGAATAACATGTTCTAATTTTGGAATATAATCCCGGTCCCATTTCCGCCACCATTCTCTCTTGATTAATGAGCCTTCTTCAGATGTAGGATTTTGCATCCATTGTGCATTCCACTTACCAACTGATAATGAAGCTTTAACACCTTCTAATTCTTCTAGTTTCCAATACTCCGGCCAAACAGCTTTACCCGATGGTAGTATCGCTGGAAATTCTATAAGCTCCCATTTATCAGATTTTAATTCTTTTTGATGTTTTAATAACATCCCTGTTAGATCTTTCATATTCCACCGAGTCATAACCAAGACGATAGCTCCACCAGGTTGTAGTCTTTGTCTTGGACCTGAAGTGTACCATTCATAAGCACGTTCCATGGAAGACATATTCAACGCATCTTGCTCCGAGTGGGGATCATCAATAATCAATAAATCCGCACCACGGCCCGTGATCGCTGATCCAACACCCGCTGCGTAATATTCTCCACCTTGTGCCGTCTCCCACTTTCCAGCGGCCTGACTATCCTCTCGGAGTCTGGTCTCGAACACTTGTTTATATTCTGGAGAGTCCATCAAGGTTTTAGCCTTACGACCAAATCTTATTGCAAGTTCAGTGGTGTGCGTGGATTGTATAATTTTTAAATTAGGTCTTCGTCCCACCATCCAGGCAGGTAATAGAAAAGATGCAAACTCTGATTTAGTATGCCTAGGTGGCATGTTGATAATAAGTCTTTTTATTTTACCATTTGCAATGTCATTAAATTTTGACGCAATTTCTTTATGGTGTCTGCCTTCAATAAATTCAGGCCAAACATGTTTTACAAAAGTTAAGAAGTCATCGTGGACCTTTGTCTTCTGTTTTTTTTCAGATAGTTTTATTGCATACTTTAAGAATTGTTTCTTAACGTCCGGGGGTAATCTATTTAACTTCTCCTCATCCATATATTTTTTTGTAATATTTTTTTGTAATATTTTTTAACACCTTTTTATTCTCATTTGTATTTTATAGCATGTCTTTGTCTAAAACCAACACTAAAGATAAAACTAAAAATACACCGGCCTAGAAAGGGGTGTGGGGGGTTGTTATATGATAGTTATACCTCAATCGTTAGGGACCCCTCGACCTTGTTGATGTGTGTGTGTTGGTGGGTGGGCCCAGAGTTCACGAGCAACCTGCGACAAATTGTCGCACCACTATATGTAGTAGCGAAGATGTCGCATCGACACAAGATATGGGTATGCATTTTCGGAGTGTAGTAAAGATGTAACACCGTGATAAATATGTGACACCTGTAAATAAAGTGGGAAAATCTATTAATATTCCTTTACCCTTACAAGGGCAACTGATACAGATAAGGGTATGAAAACAAAAAAAATAAAAAACTTTAAGATGAATGACAATACTTATTCGTTAAGAAGAAAAGTTATTGATCTTATTTATGAAGCTAAAAGAGGTGGAGTAAACTTACCACGTATCGAGGTTCGTGTTGGTGAGCAGTCTTCAGCTAAACATAAAAATGTTTTAGGATGTGCGAAGATGAGTAATAATCAAATGTGGATTACAAAAGACGCAATTGATTTAGGTTCGGACATTTTAAGAAATATTGTATTCCACGAAATTGCTCACGCAGTTTACGGAACTCAACACGATGAGAGTTGCCCGTTGATGTGTTCAGCATTGGATGAAGATGCAGTATTAAATAAAGAAGATTGCTTAAAGCATCTTCTTAAATATCAACAATAGGAGAGAATATGTACAAAGAAACTATCAACGATCATATGACGGCTGTAGGTGATGTCTCTAGTATGTTTATAGTGATTGAATATAACAACCCAACTTATCCAGAGACTACAGTTTATAACATTGCTCATGGTGGGGATTTAAGAGTTGGAGAGGGTAAACCAAATATGTTAACTGATGTTATGGATGGAACAATATTGGTAGAATATGACAATT